TGGCGTTGTGCCAGCGGTATTATACCCGACTGGGCAACGATGACGGAGGATTTACGCACTTGATGGTCGGCTCTGCGGAAGGCACAACAGTTTACGTTGTTTCACGGTCGTTATCAACAAGGATGAGGGCTGTACCCACCGTTACCGTTGGATCAGGTGTTAATGGCTTCACTGCCTCTGCTGGCGTAGTTTATCTGAATAGCTTTAACACTAGATGCAGTAGAGACATTGCCTGTATTTCAGCTAATGTTACTGGCACGGCAACTGTTGGTCAGGCGGCAGTTTTGTACGACGCTGGCGCTAACGGTTACATAGAATTAGATGCGGAGTTATAAAATGTTTAATTATGTGAATGATAATAACCCTATAGGCAACGTAGCTACAGTATTTTGCTCAACCCACAACCACAGTATCCCACTAGACCCAGCAAACCGCCACTATCAGGAAGTGCTAGACGCAATCATTGCTGAAGGCACAGACTGCTTTGACGGTGATATTCCTGAAGACCTACAGGCAGCGGCAGACGAAAAGCAGTTCAACCAACAGCTTGCAGACTACCGTGTAGCTACAGCCCGACTAGCACAATACATCGTTGCAGATGGTCGTGCAGAGGTACGGGAAATGCAGCCTACTGGTGAGCAGGTCTTCAACGAAGAAACAATGGAAATGGAAGATGTGATGCATGAGGTTATCACAGTCACAGCCATTGAACCCGTAGAGGCTACGGTCACACGGTTGGTATATCCTGACGATCCTATGAGTGACGCAGAGCCTACAGAGGAAACCATTGAGAACCCCGTGATTACTACTGATGTAGCAGAACGTGCAGAAGCACAGGCTGTAGTAGATGCTACACCTGAAGAAGTAGTAGCGGCTGCATAAACTACTTGCCAAAGCCCCTAACTAAGTGTTATACTGATTACATCCCATAGACATAGTTAGGTCAGCAATAATGAACAGGAACACTGTTCTAGATTGCCTATATCTCTTTAACAAATCAGACGATCATAGGCTTTATACTTTAGTGGAGTTTAACCACTACTGCCTCTTCCCCCTAATCCATAATAAAGCCCATTTATTCTACGAGAACGATAAGCCAATAGGCTTCGTATCTTGGGCTTGGCTTACCGAGGAAGAGGCTGAAGAATTTCTATCAGAACGCTGGATGCCTGCTGAAGATGTCTGGAAGCGCCCTGATAAAATAGATGACCGCTATCAGCTTTGGGGCGTAGATTTCATAGCGCCGTTTGGTCACTCAATCAAAGTCATGCGAGGCATGATGCAACATTCACAAACAGTTCTTGGGCAAAGAGTTCCTGCTAATTGGCGTAGGTTCAAACAGCCCGACAAAGTTCATACGAAGGAGTTCTAATATGGGCGGTGGCGGCGGTGATACAACCAACGTAACAAATACGGGTTTAGGTGACGATCAGTACCAAGCCCTTGCAGATAATCAGGTAGGCATCTCAGGTCAGATTTCTGACTCCTATGCGGATGCTACTAAGCGGTATGATGCGTTTGATACTCGTTTCAACACCCTGGACAGTTCTGTCTCAGGTTTGACTAACGATATGGGTACACGTTTTACTGACATGAATACGGCTATGGCTAATTTTGATGCTGCTAATCAAGATCGTGCCGACAGTCTTAGTACAGGTCTGGGAACTAACCTTAGTGCTATTCAGGGTAATACCACAGCATTAGGAACCTTAGCGGGTGACGTTACAGGTGGCTTTGATCAAATGGGTACACGGTTTGATACCGTAGACCAGGCAAATGCTGATGCACAAACATCTATCAATGCAGGTTTCGATAACCAAGCCACAGCATTTAACGAACTTGAAGGTGGTATTAATAGCCAATTTGCGGATGCTAATGCTGCCTCAGAAGCAGGATTTGCTGCTACTGGTGAGGCCCTGGCTACAGGGTTCGGTGATACTCAGACGCAGCTTACAGACACCCAGGCTAACGTACTGGAAGGCCAAGGTGCTTTGCAGACAAATCTTGATACTATGTCTAACACTGCGGACACCTATGCTAATGCGCAGCTTGAGAACCAGGCAGCTTTGCAAAGCACACAGGACGATTTCCGCACAAACTTTGATAACTATGTAGATCGCTATTCTGATGACACTACACTGGCTAACCAAACCCGTGCAGACATGCAGCGCCAGATGGTTAACTCCACAGATCTTCTTAGCAATCAAATGGCAACCTCTGCAGATGCTGCAGCCGCAGGACAACAGAACCTTTCTACTCAACTGGCGGATACAGGTACACAGCTTCAGTCTGATGTAACTGGTGGCTTCCAGCAAACAGCAGACAATCAGAGCATCCTGGGACAAACACTGCGTTCACAAATCTCTGATGTTAATGCAGGTCTTATGACTAACCAAGACAACCTGGCTGCAGGTCAGGAAACCCTAACACAGGCCTTTTCTGATGGTATGGGCGGTATTGATACTAAACTGGTTACCCAAACTCGTGATCTTGCAAATATTGCAGCTACACAAACAGATCTTGATATGGGTATGCGCCAGAACTTCAACCAGCTTGGTCAGGCATTTGATGACAATGGGCAACTAATTAAGAACAGCATTGATGCAAATGGCAACACCATTATGCGTGAAATGGATACAAGCGGAAACTTAATGCTTCGTGCCATGGACGCACAAGGCCGTGATCTTGGATCTAAAGTAATCAATGTTAACGAGAGCGTTTCGCAATTGGGCGAACTACAACGCCGAATGGGCGGTAACGTCAATATGGGGCAACTTTCTCCTGCAACACAAATGTCAGGTGGCGCTCAACTGGGCGGATTTGCGCAGCCTTACACAACCACACGGTAAAATTATGCACCCAGATACAATCTCAAACGAAGGCATTGAACTTATAAAACGGTTTGAAGGCCTGCACAAAATCCAAAAAGATGGAATGATTTCTAGTTACCAATGTAGTGCTGGAAAGTGGACCATCGGCTGGGGAAGCACCAAAGGTGTTCGATCAGGAATGAAGATCACTAAGGATGAAGCTGAACTTCGTTTGCGTGAAGATCTTCGTAATTCAGAGGCTGATGTTAAGCGGTACGTTTCTGTCCCGCTGACACAAGGGCAGTACGATGCATTAGTCTCATTCGTCTTTAACCTTGGCGGAGGTAATTTTCGATCATCAACGCTATTAAAAAAGCTGAACCAAGGTCTTTATAACGACTGCCCTGAACAAATACTGCGCTGGAATAAGGCTCGTGTTGGCGGCAAGCTTACGGTCCTTAACGGCTTAACCCGCAGACGGGCTGCAGAAGCCGCTGTATTCAGCCGTGATGCAAAGTTGCCCTCTGATGAGGGTGGACCCATAGGACCACAAAAGGTCACTGCAGCGGCCTCTACGAAGCCCCTAGCTAAGTCTAAGACTATGGCGGGTGCAGGAGTGGCTGGTGCGGCTACAGCATTAAGTGAAATTGCACCTCAAATAGAAGCTTTGGTTCCTTACAGCGAAAGCATGAAAACACTGTTCCTGCTGTGTGCCATCGGCGGTATCGCCCTTGTCGCCTACAGTCGCTTCAAGGATCACAAAGAGGGCATCCACTAATGTTTATATTCGGCAAGATCAAACTCTACATCATAGCTGCTTTAGGCATCATGCTTCCTATCTTGTACGTCTTAGGGCGTAAGGATGGAAAGACGATTGAGAAGAGTAAGGTTCTTGCCGATGAACTACAGGCCAAAGACAAGGCTAAAGACTTTTACAAGGCGTTGGCAGAACATGAAGATTTTAATCCTAACAGCCGCAGTGCTATCACTGACAGGCTGCGCAGAGACGGTTTATAGAACCCAGCTAGAAGTGTACTGCCCGCCGCTCTTCACCTACTCAGAAGAGTTTAATCAAGAGTTGGCTGATGAATTAGACGCACTTCCCGAAGGATCTAACGCAATACCTGCGGTTATTACCGACTACATAAAAACACGAGATCGCATTCGGAACTGCGAAGCAGAGAAGGAAAAACTATAATGGGTTTTTGGTCAGATACATTTGGGGGTGGTAATAGCTTCTCTGA